AGCATTCCGACTCAAAAAATGTCCTCAATTCATGGAGGCGCATGTTGCTAACCACCCTTCCGCGTATGGTTCGTGACCTCGATCCTGTGGTCACTCCCATCGCGTATGAGAAATGGTTGTCAACATTTCCGCCACACAAACAGAGATCATTTAGGCAGCTGAAAGATGAAGGCTACTTCTTAAAGGACCGTTGCACCGCATCCAGTTTTATCAAACAAGAATTATGCCTGCGTTCGTCACATTATGAGAATAAGATTAAGGATCCCAGGATGATACAAGGCTGCCCACCCGAGCTCTCTGTCGCCTGTGGCCCATATCTTCGCAAGCTCACCAAGCACTTCAAACACTCAGTTCAACCCAGCAAGAAGAACTTCTCATCCTCTGTAGCTGATGACAAACACATCATCTACACGAGCGGATTAAATGCTGTGTCAATTGGGCAGAGTTATGCTGATTGCCTCGAATACATTGAGAGTACGTGCGACTCCGGCGAGTACGTTGTAGTGGTCGAGGATGATGAATCCAGATACGATGAGCATATGACTGAGGGCCCATTCACTTTCCTCCAGGCCTACTACGAATTTGCGCTGCCTGCGCACATTGCCTGTAAACTCCGTCGCACAAAGTTCTCATGTGGCAAGACATCTCTTGGCACTAGGTACTCCGTACCCTACACAATGCAATCCGGTTGGCCTGACACTGCCGTTGGCGACAGCATCGTTAACGCAGCCATGAAGATGCACATCCATGGCACGTCTGTCAAGTGGGTGTCTTTGATCTGTGGCGATGACAGCGTCACTGTAACAACAAATCTTGAGCTTGAAAAATTGGGTGGGCGACATGGACTCGAGCAGTCCTATGCTAGGCTCGGTATGGAGTGTGAAGTAATTGTTAGACATGACCCTCTTGAAGCTGAGTTCTGTTCGTCTCGCTTCTTCCCTAACAATGGATCTTTCGTCCTTGTTCCAAAGATGGGAAAGTTTCTAGCGCGGTTCGGCTTCGACAGAGTCGATAGATCACCTAACGACCAACTCAAATGGGGCAGAGGCATGCTCAACACCATACTTAGCTTCTCACGCGCCGACCCCACACTTCTGACCCTACACTCCACTTTAGCTCGCCAGCTTGGCGTTGGTCCACAAATCCTAACATACGAACAGCAGAATAAGTACACATACACATTGCATGCTGATGACTTCGTCGTACCTCCTTCTGACGATGATATCAACATGTATTATCTCACACGCTACGACATGTCTAGCACTGACCTTGCTGAGTTGCGCAGAGAGATCCTCTCTCTGACACTGCACCAGCATGTGACGGGTGCTTTCATGTTTAAGGTCTGTGAAATTGATGGCGGCTGTTAAATCAGCCACATCTCACGTACTTTTCTTCTTTCCACACACATTCTATTTCTTCTTTCC